TGTAGTTTTCTCCCAACAGCGTTAGCATGATTAATTACAGCAGCACATAGATTACCATGATAGGGATAACCTTTTAATGCTTCCCTAACTTTACCTACAGGCTTACCCCCATAGTCAATCACAATAGCATTATCTTTGTTTAAACCAATTTTCAATTCAAATAATATACCAGTATATTTATCTAAATTATTTTTTTCCGACATTCTCCCCTCCATCTGAATTAACAGGTAGTAGTGTAGATAGAGAGTTCATTAGTTTAACTACCTCACCATATGGTCGTGTCATTAAGTATCTCATAATATCCATTAGTTGTTCTGAATTTATGTGATACATTCTTGGTGCTTGAGGTTTTACTTTTTGTTTTTCTTCAGCCATCTGTCCTCCTATTAAAATGGTATATCATCATCCGTAGGATAATGTTTGTGTAGTGTTTCTAGTTTTTCTTCAGCAGTAGATATTGCTTCTAACTGTTTATCAATCTCATGTACAAACTGTGGGTGCTCACCTATACCTACAGACTTATCCATGTATACTGATATAGTTGCTTTAGCTACAGCTATCTCAGCTTCATACTTTTTTTGAAGTGCTTCAATAAACATATCTCTCATTATTCCCTCCCTTTAAATTGATAGTATTTATTTTCTACTAATTCCTCATCATCAAGATAAGGATTAGATTTTGCAAGAGTAGATTCTCTAGCATCTCTGATGGTTTGATTTAAGGTTCTACCATCTTTTAAACAACCTGCAACAAAATCTTCTACTTCTAATATTGCCTGTTTAACTTGTCCCATTGCTAACCTCCTTTATTAGTCTGTTTAAATACCAGTGTGCCTTCTGTAAATCCTCTAAAGGTTCTCCTTTAAATTTATAACGAGAAACATACTTTAGTATATTACCTTTTAAGTATCCATGAAACTCATCATTAGTCATACAATCAGTTATAACATCTATAGTTTCTTTTCTACCATGTAGATAGTGAGCAGGTGCATTAACACTATCATATGTTATTTCATTTTCATATGACATATCATGACCATGATCTATCCTCTTCTCGTATACTCTTTTACTTTTTACCATACTCTCTCCTTATAGTTTTAATGTCAATTGTTTCTATATTATAATTACCATCTTTAACTTCTCGTTTAAGTACAAGACCACTCCACCACATATGCTGAGTATCTCTAGCAAAATGCTCTGGATGATTTAAATAACATCCTGCAGATAAACCATGTATCTTACTACCATTTGGTAATGTAGATATAGCATAATCTAACAAATGACTATGACCTACTGTAGCAGAAACTTTGTGTTTTGTCAAGAGAGTTCTACCAATATTTTCTCCAGAGATAGCTGATCCCATAATACCAGATGGAAAATGATGTGCATAATGTATACCATCTACAACTTTCATACTTCTATAGGGTACTTCTTGCCAACCATACTTTTTAAATTGCAGATCAGATATTTTCATAGTGCCATCTAACTCTGGATTCTCATCTACAAATCTATCAATACGATCTTCATGATTACCATGTAACATAATCTTTTTAGGTTTGTGTTTACCTAATCCTTTATTAAATAAAGATAATGCTTCATGTGAATGATCCATATCTTTTTGATATCTTCTACCTTCAAATGATTTCTTTGCTCTGTCATAACTAGATAAAGAATCCATACTGCAAAAATCACCCATGCATATTACATGTGTAACTTTAAAATCTGCAGCTAACTTACCTGCCCATAAGAATCTATCATTGCTTGCTTTGGGTGTGCAATGAGGGTCACCCATAACTAAGTGCGTTGCCATTAGTTTAACTCCTTGTCTCGTTTCATTTTTAAGTATTCAAGAAAGTCAATCACATTAGATTCATCATCAAATTCTGCAACAGAACTAATAGACATATCCTTTCCTCGTTTATTTTTATCATCAGCAAATCCTCTAAGTCCCCATAGAAACGTTGAATGAGGGTCAGTAGTTGCCATTTTTATCATACCCCTAGCTATTGTAGAGCACAATTCGTATTGTTCTGTGGACATTTTAGATTTACTATCCATAATTATACCACAAGTAAAACCTTTCTGCCAAGGACTTACTATTATCTTAACAGAGTTAATTACATCAAACTTTTCATTTTTTTTCATCCCAATACCTATCGTAGTTATCACTATTATAATCTAATACTTTATGTTCAAAGCCTCTCTTCATACTCTTTCTACCAAAATCATCTGCATCTTTTTCTTTATCAAATATATTATTAGTAAATAATTTATAATCATTATCTTTTTTCTTTTTAAATACTATAAAATATAAATGCATATTATATACATTTAAAGAGTCAATGGTGAACAGACCCCTCAAACTATCCACCATTAAACTCTTCGGTTTCCTCCTTAGGATTTGTAACAGAAGTGTACCAAACCCATTTAGGATTCTTACCTTTAGATTGCTGTTGTGGTAACAACTGCAATTTATCACTTCCCCAACAAGGAAGTTTGTATGGGCAGTATGAACATACAAAGCCCAAAACTCTATTACCAGTAGGTTTACTTCTAAAAGTTTCTGCAACATCACTGAAACATTTTTTAAAAGGTTTACCTTCTTTAATTGCTTTTACATTTTCTTTAGCTGTATCTAATGCTTTCTTTTTATATTCGCTATGTTCTTGTGGAGTTTCACAAATAGTCCATTCACCTGTTGATTTGTTAATAGCTATCCAACCCCCAAAGTTTTTTTTCTGACTCTCTCCATATAAAAATCCCTGTGATGCATAACCAAAGGAATCTTCTTTGACAACTTCAGTAAAACCTCCTGCTTCACCAAACTTTTTTTCAAAGGAATAAGGTGACGCACTTTTAATATCCCATATTTTCTCATCGATCTCAACATCTTGTCTACCCTCAATTGAGTCTCCATTAAACTTGTATGTAACTTTTTTCTGCTCATTTTTAACATTTACTCCTGCTGATTTCATTACAAAGATAGCCAGTGCTTCAATCAAATCTCCAAAAGTATTTCTCATTTTATTACTATAAGGTTGTCCCTCACCTTTAATACCTCTAGCCTCCATTTGTAATTGACATAATGGTCTACCTACATTAGACATTCTTAATTCAAACTTAGATTTTCTTTCTTCTTGAAACTGTTTTAGTAAGGCGTTTTTACACGCCTCACCAAACTCCTCAACAAGTTTACCATCTAGCTTAGATGGATTTTTAGAAACTGAATCTAAGTATTGCTGTACTTTTAAAAGTATAGTATTCATTAAGAAGCTAATACTTTTTCTGGTGCATCTTCTATATCTTCAACAATCTCTGCATCTATTTTATCAGATACATTAGATTGTTTTGTTTTTGCACTATTGTAAGCATCTATTACTTCAGCATTTTCAATATCAATAGATTCTTGAAATGCTTTTAATGTTTCCATATCATCCTCAGATAATTGTAAATTAGAATCTGCATTTACTCCTATCTCTGGTACATAGAAAACATTACCGCCTTTCTTTTGTCTTTTTGTATCAAGAGAAAAAGTACAATTAAACATTAGTTTTTTTCTTTTCTTTAATTGATCTAATGCAGATGA